CATCATATAGCATTTTACCCCAAGCGTCCCAAGCGGCTGGATCAAACTTAAAATAGTGCTTATATTTGTCTTGAGCATCATCATAATCATGCTCATCGTTATAGTCATCATCTTCGTGCATAGTATTATCCTATACAAAACTTATCACTAAGTTGATTAGCCAAATCTTTTGCCGCACTACTAAGGAAACGATTATTACTAAAGTAAAGAGGCGTTGAGACTTGATTAAGGAACTCCACAACGGTCTTTAAAAGTTTGGTCTGCTGACCATCAAGGTTTATATCCTCGTCAGCAGCCTCGCCCATAGGACTTGTAAGAGCGTCTGTCTCTTCGTCAAGATCGCCGTCAACATCGCCATAACTTGGAGTAACCGGCATAGGATCGCCATAAGTACGATGAGACTTGATGTTTGCCCAGCTCTTATATGAGTCGTCAGCATCTTTAAGACTATTTAAGATATCCGTGGCAACACTGGTTGATACTGGAACCCCAGTAATATCAGACTGCTTATAAGCCTTAGCATAACCCTTATACCATTCGTCACTGCATTTCTCAGGAATTATCTGTAGAGTAGCGGGTTGACCAGTAAGAGCAGACTTTAGATCGGCAACATTAATTGGTTGACCAGTGCTACCGGGAAGTAGACTTGTAAAATATGGAGCCTTCTTTTCCCATTCCTTACGCCACCAAGTATAAGGTACACGATAAATCTGATTGGGCTTAATCGCTCTTGGATCGCCATCAAAATAGTTGACCAACTTCTTTTGAAGACCATTCCAGAAAGTTTTGTTACTTCCAACAATTTTACGACTAGCATCATCAAAAATCCAGTAACACTGATAGCCATTACGAGTATCAACTACCCAACTAGGCTTAACAGGAAACCCATTGATCTTTTGTAGAAACCTCTTCTTTTTCTGCATCACAATACTTGGTTTAAAATAAGTACCATCAGAGTTTCTACCAGCATCCATATCACAAAAGCAACAAGTAAACTGCTTAATAGCATATAGTTTACGTCCACCATTTACATAAAAATAAACATCTGAGTGGTTTGAGATATTAGCCTTTAGAGCATCTTCAAGATTACTAGTATGATTCATACTGCTAATCTTCTTACGAGGATTACCGTTATAAACAAAGATGTTGTTCTGTCTAAAAGAACTCAAAAACCTATGCTGTTCTGCTGCGTATCCATTAGCATAAGCATTATTATTTTTGTCAAAAGGATTAAACCCAAGATTATCGCTAAACATTTTAGTATTCCTTATTTCCTTAAAATTTGTTGGGAAAGGCACCACACCTATCATAGTCAACAAAAGAGTGTTGGCGGGATCGAACCGCCATAGCCCAAATTGCTCACTCAGTTTTTATCAAACATAATCCTGGTCAGGATCATAGTCTTCATCTTCATCTTCAGCCGTAGCACGAATATCTTCATCTTCATCTTCATACTGATCCCAGTAATCATCATCATACTCATCGTATAACTGCTCTTCATCGTCATCATAAGAGTCCTCACTAAAATCAGCCTTATAAAGAGGCTTTAGGAGTTCACCTTGATATTCACCAACAACTTCATATCGACAAGTACGAAGTTTCTCATGATTACAATCACTAGGAACGCTGACCACATCCTTTGGATTGATCTTAACAATCATAATATGATCGCCACTATCAGTACTACCATAATTAGCCACATAGTTTAAAGCACCAGCATGAAGTCCCTGAGAGCAACCAACACTACGATTATCGTCAACCTTAGCCCTATTCATTTGGCAGACTTTGCCAACATGGTTGTCAAATGTACCAGCATACTTATCCATATAATCGCTACGAACAGCCTTATATGCTAGAAAATGACCATCCTCAGTTATTGGCAGATGTTCATGCTCCAAGAAATCATACAGTTCCTTTTGGCTCTGCATACTAGGATTCTCCATAAGATTATTCAAGAAGTTAACAAGAGGCTGAAACGGTAATCCCTTACTCATAAACTCCAGAATACGCTTACTAATGCTACCATGAACTTCTTCACCATCAAACAGCACCTTGCCGTTCTTGACCTCAACCATACCATCACTAAATGATGATACTGCCTTTTCAATATCCACCAGATCTAGCAACTCATCATTAGTTGCTGTTGGTAGAGCCTCAAGAATCAACTTGTAATTAATATGATCGGGAATAACTTGATAAGCCTTATTATTCAAGATCAGTGTCAAATTACCATCAACCCACATAAATGGAACGCTCATTTTAATTCTCCTCTTTTCCTGTGAAATTTATTTGATCAAAACACCTAGACTATTTCGTAACTGTTCAATACCGTTTTCATCAATAGTTAAAAACCATGCTGGCGGAGTATAGTAGCGATTATGACTTACTCTAAGCGGATTAGAGGAACCTATTCCGGTCAATCCAGCATCAGAACCATTTACTTCCAACGCACTGCTCACAATATACTTGAGCATCGGCACCTTGTCAACCTCCGCTTTAAACTTTTTTCTAAGATCACTACTTTTCGTTATCGACTCACAAAAATCTTTGGATTCTTGAGAAATTGATACTATCTTAGATGTATAATCTTCACTATACATAGTATTGATTTCGCTCTTTAAGATATTAAACTCTTGAGTTTGTTTACGAATCTTCTCAGGATCAATACCATTCATATTATGCTTTGCTAATATTTTTGCCATAACAGCAAAGTATTCTGACTTCTTACAAAACTTCATATCAAAACTATTATGAATAACATGAGCAAAAAAGTAATGAATCATCCACTGATCGACCAGATTACAAAGTTCCGATCCACCAATATACTTATCATAATCAATACCAAAAATGCTTAGAATAGTAACCGCTATGTGCCTATCTGCACGAATCCTATAATAACCATAAGTCTCATTCTTCTCGTCTGCATTATACTGTTCAGTACAGTAGTCCACAATATTCTTATATGATCCAACTTCTCCGCAAAGTTTACTCATCATACTCTTTAATTGAGGCTTGATCCAAGCATTGAAATCAATAAGATTCAAATCCTTGATCTTACTAACAGCACTCTGCTTGATAGCAAGAATATTCTTGTCTTTCAATAGATTGTGAAGAGTATGATTTTTATCTTTAATGATTTTGTTAAGATAAGCGATAGATGGAAATCCTTCCACCGAAGCATATCTAATAATAGGAATATAAATTGTTTCGTCTTGATCTTCAATAGTTTCGTAGGTATCTTCGTCTACTTCTCTTAGAAGATCAGAATCATTTATTCCATTACCAGATAGCACTAATTTATCATTAGCGTCTGGACAACCACCAATAATAAAAACCTCACCAGCACTAATCTGACCAAAAGAAACACTACTCTTGCGTGGTCCCTTACTAAGTAGACTACGATAATCGGAAACATTAACTATGTGGGTTTCTCCACCGATATCACTAATGATATCATCAAAACCTTCTGTGGAATCTTCTGGATGACTACTATCAACCATAAGATAAGCAAAGCAATCATTTTGATTACAATACTTTGTCACAATCTTTTTGGCAGTTTCTTCACCCTTAACATCACAGCGGAAAAAGATCATTTTACCACTCTTTTTGGTTCCGCTCCAATAGTATTGAGGAACTCCCTTGAGTGTTTCGTTATGGATTTTATCTGTTAGATAAACCATACGACGAGAACGATAACCAGATGTTCTAAAATTAAAAACATACAACTGCTTATTTTTCTTGAACTTATATTCAAGATCTTTACCACTAGTTAATTCGTGGGTCTTGCCAGACTGGTCAGTCCATGATGCACCAGCGGTCCATCCACCAGCAAGATCGCTCAGATTATAATAAGTCTGATAAGCATCTACCAGATTAGTACACTGAGTAATCTTTTGAGTCATATCTTCTTTGAGTTGAAGATAAATATCCTGAGTTCTTTCACGCAAAACTTTAAGAACATTCTTTGTGTACTGTAAACCTTCACGGCTCACATCCATTTCCAATTCACCAATATCAAAATTGATTTCAAGATACAAGCCGGACCCTAGAACCTCCTTGACTAGATTCTTCCAGTTATCCACATCAACCTTTTTGAAGGTACGATTCCATCTCTGGATAGCGTCATTGGAAGTGTCTTTTTCTGCTTCTCCAATAATCTTTGAACTATCAACAGGATAAGCAATATTACCCATGATAGCAACAATACCACTATCAGCATTGTTGTACGCTGAAGGATATTGATCATTATTATTTGATAGTCTACCAATCCTCCATCCCTTACCATCAATAACAAAATTGGTATAAGAGTACGAATGATCGGACAGATTCTCCCCAAAACCACCCTCAATAATGGGCTTCATCTTGAAGTAATGGAAAATTCTTTTTGCTTTGGTAGTAAACTCGCCAAAGTCACACTGTTTAACAGCAAAACTAATTTCAAGACCGTTAGGCTCTTTAGTTGGACTAATATCGAACAAATTAAGACTAGGAACTCCGTTCTCGTCCATAGCCGCAATATAAGAATACTTAGTTCCGTTATAGTAAGATACTGTGCTAAAACTCTTGGTATAAGCAAACGGACTCTTACTACCTAATCCAAGACAACCAACAAAATCATTACTATCGTTCTTGTTGCTCGCCCCATAAGTGGTATATAGTTCCTCCATATCCTGCTGACTAAGACCCGTACCATAATCACGCACAGTAAAAGATGGAACCGCTTGTGTTGGCAGAATAA